TTCCAGTTCCTATAGTGCCACCCCCACTACCTTGGGTATCCTGCACCTGTACCCCTGCAGGAGCGCCCTGTGGGCCTCCTTGACCTGGAGCACCTGGTGGTGGAGCTGGTGGTGGATTCTCAGCTTGGAATTTTTTCAGTATTTCAGCTTGAACCGCAGCTTCTGCCATATTGTTGCCAACTTTATCTGGGTCAAGATCCATTGACTTAGCAATTTCACGTACAATATAGTCCATACGTGCGAATGGAGCAAGCGCAGGGTTTGATACAACCTGCATAAATTGCATAAGGCGTTGGCTACGTACTTCATTAGCCATAAGACTTTCTGTACCACGGGCTTTTACCTCCAGATCACCTTTGATTTCTGTATCAAAGTCAAACTGCATATTAAAATTAAAGAAAGCTTTACCTAAAGGAGCTAATAAATAGTCATCTATATTTTTAACAACATTACGTATGCTACCGTTGGCAGCAGACATAAGCATAGAAATACCAGAAGCAGTACGACCCACTCCTTGTACGCCTGTTTGACCATGTGCGAAAGAAGGAAAGCCAGTTGATTCATCTGATAATACCCTTGCTTTATCAAACATCTGCATGTTCTCGTTACTTACGTTAGGAAACTTGGTTCCAAAGATAGCTTGACCAGGCGCCCCTCCCTGTCTCCTGAACACTTTTCCTGGATACACGGAGAGGTCTTGCCCTGGGACGAGATTAGTCTCGTCTACCTCTATTAGTAGATTACCAGACAAAGCTGCATTATCTACCGCCATTCGCATAAAGCCGTTCATTAGTGTTTGAGTGTCATCCATATTCTCAGCAATACCTACACCAAAAATACTATATGGATTCATCTCATAAGGAGCTGCAAAATAAGGAATATAAGCAGGAGTAAATGGGTTCATTACAAGTCTTATAACTTGTCCATTAGCAATCCAGATATTTACACTTAGTTGGTCAGCATCATCTAAATCTTTAGGGATGTCTACCCCTTGATCTTCTATAATTTCTCTATCTACAAAACCCCAAAATTCTAGAACTTCAAAACGATCAGCTCTATCTTCTTCGGAGTTGTCTTCCATAATATGTTCCCACCACTCTTTACGATAACTTTCACCTAACCGTAAAACATTGTCGATAGCATTTGGTCGGAAATAAGGACGATTCTTTAAACCACGTACTTGGGAACGTGACATTTTATGTCTTTCTATAACATACTCTGCCTCTTCCATTGTAGCTGCATCTGGATCTGGATAAAAGTTCCAGATAGATACAGATGTAGTTTGTGGAACTGTTTTAAACATAGGAGAATAGTTGCCCTCATCATCCCAGTTTGGATATTCTTTATCTATAGCAAATGGGCCTTTCATAACCCCAGTACCAAAAAGTGCTGTTTCAAAAGCAGCAGCACGTAAATGTTTCTTTGCATGAGATTCTTCTAGTTGGTCATGTATCTTCTTTTCCATTTTCTTAGCTGAAACTTCAGCAGGGTGTACTTGTATAGCACTAGGGCTACCATGTGTACCAGGTTTTACATCTTCTATAACAGGTTCTAATACACCAGATAAAGCGCCAAGTCTTTCTTTAAACTCTGGCATAGTTTCTCCTGGAAGTAACTTTGACATATCTTCGTTTAAAGCTTTACGTACTTCAGGATTAGTTTCATAATTCACTGTATCTTGTATACCATCAGGTAAAGTTGTAGGATCAATACTTATAGGAAACTTATTACCACCGAATAAAACTTCTGCTATTTGACCATAAGCTGCAAGAACTTTTGTTTTAGTTACCTTAACAAATACACGAGATTTTTCTGTGGAAGTAAATTGTACATCAGGTCCATATAAACCACGATAGTTTCTGTAAGCTTGAATCCAACGTTCTTCGTCTAGCTGACGTGCAGTAGAAGCTTTACTTTGTTTTTCTTTTACAAATTGGACAATCTGACCTACAGTAGGATCTGAATATTCTTCTTCCTTTACATCTTCTATTGAAGAAGTTTCTTCCATATCCATAATCATTTCTTCAAAATCTTGTTCTGCCATTTTATTTCCTTAGTATCCAAATGTGGGATCTGATGCTTGAAAACCTGTACGTTGTGATGCAGGATCAAAATCAAATATGTTACTACGTGGTCTAGTCATTATACCATACCTTAAGGCATCATACAAGTGGTCTTCTGCGTGGGTGTCTACATCCTCTGGATTTTTCTTATCTAAAGGAATAGAGGGTAACTGAGATATAAGATTAGTGCAATTAGAAAAAAACACAAGTTTAGGTTCTTCCGTAAATTCATCTACCTGCAATCGTCTATGCAGTTCGTTTTTACCTGCTATACGAGAGCCTTTTGATCTATCTGAAGGTCTCCAACGACAACCTTTTAAGATCATTTGTTCTGCTAGGCTTGGGCCAGTATCTCCACGTTTATGCCAAAGAGATGAGTCGAGAACTCCATAACGTATGTTTTCACCTGACTCATTTTCTATCTCTAGTACCATGTCAGCTAGGTCAGTAGCTGTGACCTTTGATACATATAGTTCTCTGTACACTACTAGTTGTTCAGATCCTGGAACCATAGTAAACCAGAGAATGCCAGTGTATGAACCATAACCATAATCACAAGCTCTAAAGTGAACCCAGTTAGAGGGTATATCATAAGGCTCTACTACGTGTATGTTCCTGTTAAACTCAGGAAAGGCTGCACCTTCGTTTATATCCCAATCACCTTCGAGTAGTTGTCTACGTTGATGTTCAGGTAACGACAAAAGATTGGCTTCGTATAAACCATCGTCCGATAAATAAGGGTTGTCGAAAAGGGTGGCAGGGATAAACTTACGTTTGAACAGAGGCTCACCCTCTCGACTATGACCTTTCGGCCACTTTATCACTTCTCCATTTTCATCAGTAGCATGAAACGAGTTATCAGGCACTTGAGGATCGATAAACGTTCGTTTTACCCACTGATGGCCTGGGCCTCCAGGGTTGCTAGTCGCTCTCATATACAGTGGCAAACCTGAAGCCCTTGTTGTACGGAGACGTGATCTCATATAATTCCATGCATAAGGTGAAGGCCATTGTGTAAGTTCATCAAAGCCAATCCAGTTAAAGGCTTGACCTTGGTATCTCATAACGTCATCCTCTCTGTCGAGGTAGGACATCCACAATGTAGCACCTGATGGAGCTACCCAAGTTTTATCTCTTTCCATAAACTTTATTCCAGGTATAGCTTTGGGATAAAGTTGTTTACTTACTGATATAAGTTCTCTAAGCTCTTCTGTACTCCTACGAACAAGTAGCATTCGTGCATTTGGATTCCCCAAGTACCGCACTGGGTCTGCAACCATTGCATAAGACTTACCACCACCTGCTGCTCCTCCATAAAGAACTTCTTGTTCTGTTGCTGCTAAAAAACTAGTCTGAGGTCCAGGGTTAGGCTCAAAGATAACCTCTCTAGCTTTTTCAAAGTCTATTTCTTCAGGCTTCGGTTGGGCTGGAACTAACTCTTTCTCTGTAACCGAGTCTTTGGGTTTCAAGCTTTTCCGCTTTTTGTAACGCTTCTTTGTACCTTTTGGCGAGGTAACGTTGAGTTGAAGCTTCGTTCTTACGTTGTTGCTCAATTTTTACCCTTTTGTATAAACCTACGTGAGAAATATATCTTTCAGACTGAGTACTAAGCCAAGCTGCTACTTCTCTGTAACTATATTGCTTTATAAACTTCTTAGCCTTTTCAAACAATTCTAACTCTTCTGGAATTGGTAGTAGTATATCACAATCGTCAGGGTCTTGTCTATATCCAAATGGCACATGGGTTCCAACTCTTACAACAGGTTGCCACTCATATTCACCATCTACCGCTACAGGTTTAGGTAACTTCCAAGTTCTATTCGTCTTCATTAGCTTTCTGCGGTAATATAAATAATGGATTAGCTGCAGATACTTCTACTTTTTCTGTCTTAATAAAACCACTACGGTCTAAAACATCTTTTGCAGCTGTCATCTTTTCTTTATTACCTAAGTCTGTAGGATTGTTCATAACCTCAAACATTGAGTATGCAGCTTTTACTGCTGACGAAGAAATAAACTTCTTAGTTAGATCTGCAATCTCTTCTGCTAAGGACTCTGCAATAGCTTTTGTAGCTACTCCATCTGCATAACCTGCAAGTTTTCTAGCTGTAACTAGATTACCCCCAGCTTCTTCAAACAATACGTCTAAGAACTTCTGTTGTTTTTCTGTTAAGTTTCTTGCCATTATGCCACCATATAAATTATAAAACCTAAAGTACCTGCACCTACTAAAAGAATAACACCTGATATACCCCAAGTAATTATTGCTT